GCCAAAACATGCCTGGATGAAGGACGAAATGTTATGCGACTTTACTAGACACGATCGCAAGTCGATTGGTGGTAACTTTAAGAGTTATGTTTCTCGCAAACATTCTGTTGACATTCCTGGCATGGATGCTTCATTGGTATGGATTGCCAATGGAGGATCTTGGCGTGATCTTCGTGATTTCTTTCCACAAGTTATGCCCACTGGAAAGCACAATGCTGCTGAATTGATTTGGAAAGATGATTTAGGTGTTATTAAATCGTCTCCAATTGCAATTAAGCATTGTGAAGCAAGAAATGGTTTTATGAGTTTTCCTGGTGGTTACTACACACTTAATTTTAACACTTGTGTTGGAATGTGTATGTCACCTCTTATCAGTGAAACTAAATCACCATATTTTGCAGCTTTCCACTTAGGTGGTATTGAGGGTACCCCTAAGGGTTGTGGTGGCACTATTTTACGTAATGATATCGATTCCGCCATTGCTAAACTTTCTGCTCTACCGTCTGTCCTAATTTCAGCCAGTGCTGGAACTATGGAAACGGAGAAGTATGGAGTTCAGTTTATGACATCAAACGAGATTCATGAAAAGTCCCCACTACGACGTCTGCCCATCCTCGAAGGTAAGACCCCAAACATTGAAGTTTTTGGAACATGTCTTGGAAGAGTATCCTACTATTCGGATGTAGTTACTTCTTGCATTTCAGAACATGTTGAAGCTGTTTGTGGTGTTGCCAACAAATGGGGACCTCCCAAATTCCGTAAGGGAGATCCTTGGCATGCCTCATTGCAACACTCTTGTCAACCATCTCATGGTATTGAGGGATCTTTGCTCGCTCGAGCTTGTGAAGATTACCTTGAACCTTTTGAGAAATTGTTGTCAGAGTATCATGCATTGAGGCATGGCACACGCCCTTTGACTAAGATGGAGACTGTCTGCGGAATTGATGGAAAGAAATTCGTAGACAAGATGCCTCCTAACACGTCCGTTGGTTACCCTTTATCAGGTCCGAAGCGAGCCCATTTAACGTATTTGGATCCAGAGATGTTTGAGGGATTTAATTGCCCCGCTGAACTAGATGATATGTTTTGGGAAGAGTTTGACAAAGCTGAACAGTGTTACGCTAATGGCGAGCGCTATTACCCAGCTTTCAAAGCTTGTTTGAAGGACGAACCAACCAAATTGTCAAAGGATAAGGTGCGTGTGTTTCAGGCCGCTCCTATTGTGTTGCAAATGATGACTCGTAAGTATTTCTTGCCTATTGCCAG